ACCAGTACCACCATTATCTATTGTTCCTGTTTCTAATTCTGTATGAACTGCTAAACTTCCTGCCTCTGGTGCAAAACCACCACCTACAACTGAAACTTTTGCTTGAGCACTTCCTGAACTAAATGTAAGTGTGTCACCTTCAGCATATCCTGTACCAGGAGTATCAACAACAACATCCGTAACCCCACCTTCAGAAATATCTTGAACTTGTATTCTGGCACCAGCACCTGCACCGCCTGTGATTGTTGCTTCATCACCAACTGTTAGTGTGACACCATCGTTTGTAATTGTTGTTGTTGAAATGACTGATGATATTGTTAATTTTACTTCGGTATTTTCATCAGCATTACTTGTACCTGTTAATTGTTCTCCACGAACAAAAGTTCCTGTTGTTGTATCTTTGTTAATTTGTAATTCAATAATCTCAACTGCCCCTTCTCTAGTTTTAAAAACACGCTCTACAATTGCTGTTGCTTCATTGATACTAGTATCTGCAGGATTATTTGCTTGTGTAATTGTTTGACCAACTAAAGTGTTTGGATCATTTAATGCTTCTGTGTCTGTTTGGGTTGCACGAATAAAAGTTGTTGTATTAAATTTACCATCTGATACTCTAAGCATATCAACTGTTGGTAAATAAACCTCAGAATTTTGATTGAATAATAATTTGAAAAGTGTTTTGTGTGCTCTTGCTGTACCTTTTGCTCTATAAAGTGATTTAATATTTTTAATTAATTTTCTTCTATCAACAGCGTCATCTGTATCTAATGGTATTGAAGCCAAAAATGTTTCTTTCATTTGTGATAAGAAATCACTTATGGTATGGTCTGGGTCAGGATAGTTTAATAGTTGTTGAATATTTTGAACTGGATTAGCACGATACTTTCCTACCTTTGCAGTTTGTCCTGAACTTGAACCTGTTACAGTTTCACCATTAATAAATCCTGAATGAGCAGAAATGAATAATCTTGATTTAGAATTTATGTCATCTGCTAAAATAGTTGCTGTTGCACCAGAAGTGGCACCAGTAATTGTTTCACCTTTTATATAACCACTAGTGATTGTATTTGATTCATCTACAACTTTAAAACCAGCGTCAGATTTTGCTGTATCTGTTCCGTCTAATAAAAGATAACTAACAGCATCCGTTTCTGTTTCTAAAACTATAACATCTTTTGTATCAATATCTGTTAAAGTTAATTCAGCAGATTCCATAAAAATGAAATACTGTTTTATAAACTCTAAAAATTTAGGATGTTGTTCTAAAACAAATTCAGGTGCTTGTTGCTTAACAAGACTAGATATTTTTTCTTTAAAAGTTTTTTTAAATGTTGTCATTGTTATCCATTAGTAACTTGAATAACTAGTGGTTGTTGTATATGATGTACCAGCAGAAGCACTACCACTTTCAATCGTATCAACAGCACCAGTCACAGTTGAATTGGCTGTATCAATTTGTAAAATCTGATTTCTTACAGGTGCGATATCATTTGAATTTGGTATTGCAAATACTCTTATTTGTGTGCTGGTTGCACCATCTACATTTGAGATACTTGTAATATTTGCTGAAGTTAAAACTACTTCACCTGTTGTATAATTAACTGTACCAAAACTTGAACTTGTGTAAGTACGAACACCACTACTTAGATAATATACTCTAAGATTGCCCTCGCCATCATCATCTAAGAAATGCTCATTAGCAGAACTATCATCATTAATTTTAAATCCAGTTGATGATATAATACCACCTGCACTTGAATTATGTCCAGAGTGTGGATTATAAAATGCGTTGTTATATGATATGGTATATTTTAATGCTGAATTTAAAGTTGGTGTAAAAAATTTATACATTTTAAGCGTAGTGATATTTGATAAAATAGAACTGTCTGTAGCATCAATTTTTCTACTTAATTCTGAATGTCTAAAGACGCCTGTAAAATCTTGTAATGTGTCTGAACTATAATTACCAACTGTATTTAAAACATCAGTTTGAAGTGTGGTTACATCTTTTGTAGTATTAGCAGAATTATATTTGAAACTTGTATCTGTTGTAATGTAAGTTGTTTCTGGATCTACAATTATAGGCGTGACAGAAGCAACTGAATATTTTTTTAAACTGGTTACAACATCATTCTTAGTTGCTGTTGTTAAATTTGCACCAGATTTTGCTTTGATAGATATGTAAACTTTACCATAGTTTGGTGTTGAATTATCTTCACCGCCCCATACTTGCACAGCGTCTGTATTTGCATATAAAGTTTTGACTAAAGTTTTATAATCGTTTCCTGTGACTGCCCTATCTTGAGCAGCATAATCTCTTGGTGCTTGTAACTTTATAGATGTAATACTTTCTGGTCCTGAACCACTTGAAGCATTACTAACAGTTGTAATTGTAGTATCAGAAAAACCACCAATTGTTCCTGATAATGTAAATGTGTTTGCCCCATTTGGTGCATCCCGATTACAAACAATATAATCAAAGATTACTATGTTACCATCTTCAACTGCTTTTCCTAAAACACCATCACCAAAGTAAACTTCAAATCTTCCATTTTCAACTTCTTGTAAAAAGTAAACTTTTGATGTAGATGTTAATTCTGTAATTCCATTTGCTAATGTATAAGTTGATGTTGTTGAATCCGAAGATGAATTTTGTATCTTCACAGTTAAAGTTGATGTATCAACATTATCATTTGGTATTATAAATCTTTGGTCTGTGTCAGATGTATTTACTGTATATTTAAAATTTAAAAGTGTTCCTTCTTTAATACTTAAATCATTAAAAGTATAAACACCATCAACAGGTGTGATAGTCACATCAGCATTATTAACAAAAGAGTAAGATTGACTATCTACTGTGGTTGAGAATTTTGTTCCTCTGCTCATTGTCAATGAAGCGCCAGTTGCATTATTAACAACTACTTTGATTGTACCTGTTGAACAGGTAGAACTTGTTGGTGTATACCCAACTGATTTTGCTAATGATACAACACTTGACCTTAAATCAGCACTATCTAAAAACATTTCATTGGCTGCGATATTAGCATTGTAAGAAAGATAATGTGTATTGTATGCTAGTAAATCTAAAAGCACATTCATACCTGCACCTTCAAAGTCATAGTCTTTAAATTCTGTTTGTTGTCCTAAAAATGTTTTTAGATTTTCTTTTATTAATGAAAAATCTAATTCTGATACATCTAATCTCGTTGCCATTTTATCTTAATCTTTCTAACATTGTTTCTATCGCTACAGGTTCTGGATGATTTAAAACATAAAACGATAGTGTTACCGAATAAGCATTTCTATCTAAATTAGGTCTAGTCATAACCTGAATTATATTAACTCTTGGTTCATATGTCACAATTAAATTTTCAATCAGTTTACTAATCATGTGACTTATTTGAGGCGATATATTTTCAAATAACATCGCTCTTAAATTTCCGCCTAGTTCTGGTCGAAAAGGTCTCTCATAATAATTTGTTTGAATAAGATTTTTAACACTACGTTTAACTGCTTCAATATCTTTTATAAACGGCACATCTTTTGTAACCGTGTTCATTTGAAAGTCTAAGTCTAGGTCTGAATATACCCTATTACTTCTTTTACTTTCATTTGATACTGATTCCGCACTATACGTTGGCATTTATTAATCTCTCCTTGTAATATTTATAACCGTTTATCCAACATTTACATTACTAGACCCACCTGACCTAGTATGTCCACAAGTATCAGCGTCACCTGTTCGATTAACAGGAGTGCCATTACATCTTACATTTGAACTGCCATTTGCTGTTGACCAAGCACCAGCAACATGAGGTGCACCTGTTGGATGTGTTGTTCCTTTTGACCCATCTATTGAGAGCAATTTACTATTAACAAATACATTATCTTGAGGTATAGAATTTATAGCTCCACCTGCATTGTTAGCGTCACCATTTCTCTGGGCCGCTGGCATTATTCGTTTTCTTTATGCCATTGAATAGCGTCAGCAATATTTAAGAACCCAGTTTCAATTCTTCCTCTGTGTGTTCTTACTGTCCACTTACCAGATGTATCTTCTCTAGCGTCTGTGAAATATTGTTTCCACTCTGGTTCTTTTTTAGTAGCAACTTCTTCAACTTTAGGTGCTTCTACTTTTTCAGCATTCTTTTGAGCCTTCTTAACTTGTTTGATAAGTTTATCTTTAGTTAATCTTCTATCTAACTCAATACCAAATTGTCTACCTAAAGATTCAAGAGCGGCCTTTGTCATTTTTTTCAAATCTTGAGCCATTGTACTCTCCTATTTCTTTTTTGTAGTTTTTTTAATTTTTTTCTTAACTACTTTTTTCTTTTTCTTTTTTGGTGTTGCTTTTTTAGGTTCTTCTTTTTTTTCTTTTTTCTTACCGAACCAAAGCACATCTAAAAAACTCATATTATCTCCTTATTCTGCAGGACCTTTTACAATCCCTTTTTTAATTAACTTCAATCTATTCTTCATGTGTTGGTTTTGAACATCATCTTTACTACCACCAAAGTAAGCAACAGCGTGTCCTTCTTCACATAGTATATCAGCACACTTTCGACCATGTTTTGTCATAAAGTCACCTAGAATACGACCAAATTTGCCCTTCATATCTTCACCTTTTTTAGATACTTGGGTTTTTAAGATTGCCTTTGTACCAAGTAATTCTTTTAGTCTTGCTTTTGAGGCTAATCCAAACTTCTTTTCTATCTTATCCCGTGTTCTGGACTCTGGTGTGTCAATACCCATAATTCTAACTCTCTCTTTTTTGATCCAAGTGTTGAATCCGAGGTCAATATCGACATCTACCGTATCTCCATCAATTACTTTCAAGATATTTACTCTATATTCGTACATATGACTATTTATAACGTGCTTGACAATCTTTTATTATAATGTTATAATCAGATATGGACGATGATAAACTAAAAATGATAGAAGTACAGGCAGATTTGATGGATTTATTCGTAAAATATGCCGATAATATGAATGAGGCGGTTGCAATCGCATTTAAAACAGTTTTGGACTGTTATGTGGCACAATTAGGGCGTGAAGGCACGATTGGAATGTTGGACCATGCAAAAATGACGGTAAATATGGGAAAACACGACCTAAAATTCGAAGATATACCGAAAAATCTCTTAAATTAGAACAAATAGCGAACAAAAAGTGTTGCATTTTTGCAACAAAATCACTAAAAACCCTTATTTTTCAACATTTTACAACTTTCGGGCGGTAGCTGCCCGATTTTTCTTGCATAATGCTTTGTTTTAGTGTATAGTATAGTCATGATTAAAACAAAAAACGTAATAAAAGACCTATTAAGATTTAGGCATGACGAAATGGACGGTCAAGATTATGAGACCGCAGCAAACTTAATCGGTGGCAATCAATTTATTGCCGCTGCTAACTTCATTGATATGTTAGATACTATGCCACGTGAGCATATGATGACATTAATCTTTAAAAATAAAAAATTATGGAATGAAATGTGGTACTATGATGATGATGGTTACTTTTGTACTAGACAATCTGTATGTGCTTCATTCAAACCTAGAAAGGTTGCCTAATTATGGAAAAATTTGAAATCATGCAATCTATTCAAAATATTGCCGACACACTTGACAATGGTTTTGCTAAAGAAAAATTGTTAATGTTAAATAAAGAATTATATCATACTGGCAGAATTGACGTATCATTTTCTGCTACTGCTTATGATGAAACAAACTTAAAAAATAAACTAATGATAACTGATCCTATATCAGGTATCTCATCACTTAAACACAGAAAGGAACTTATATAATGGGTAAAGTGAAAAACATGGCTTGGGATGAGGCCGAAACTTATCTTGATAATTTGATTACTAAAATCAAAAATAAAACAATGACTATTGCTGAAGCAATTGCTGATGCTAAAAGTCAAACATATATGAACTTTGACCTTGTAGGCATTCACAGTTGGGATGACCTAGAAGAATGTCTAATACAGGAGACACAATAATGAATGTACATATAGAATTTGCTGTCACCCCTACACCAGGACCTGTTTGGGGTGAACTTGATATGGTACACATATCTATACCAAAAAGAAAATTCAAAACTCTAAAAGATGTTTATGATAAGTGGTATAAGAAGACCGGTAATAAAGCAAAAAAAATTAAAATGATTAAGGAGAAAGTTATATTATGACATACGAAGAAATGAATGATAAGATTACCAAATTACTTGTTCACGCTGAAGGCGAAATGAATAAGATAATTGAAGACTATAATGAAAACAATGAAGACGGTGATGAAGTTGATACCGTTGATCTATCAAGTAAGTTTTCACCATTACTTGATTATGTTGAAGACTACTCACAATAATTAGAAAGGTATATATTATGATAATTAAAATTGGCGATAAAGTATC